ACACATAGCAAGCATGTATGAAAATCGTGGTGATTGTATTGATAGTGTTTGTTCTAATCTATTGCCAGCGACCGCAAGCATGATATATAGTAAATATAAGATTATAGAAATGGTTACATATTTTAATAGGTAGTAATTATGGCTAAAAAAATATGTCCATCGGATTTCAAACATCAAATAGCGATACAAAATCGTAAAACATTGCCAGATAATGCGGGCGTGGATTTCAAGTTGGAATTTGACGCAGGAATAAAAGCGTGGGCAATGATTAAAACCACACGGGGCAGTGAGTTTATGGGTGATTTGAATATCGCACGGGACGGAACTCATATATTTACTATGAGATATATACCTGCAATAACTGCACAAAATTGGGTTTTATATGATGAGAGGCGATTTGATATATTACATGTAGAAAATATTGATGAGGAAAATCGTTTTTTAAAATTAAGATGTAATGAACGAGGTTCTACTGATTTCCCAAGAACAGGATATTAGTGATATTTTTGCAACAGTAAATGTTTCTTTAATCGCACACAATTAACATTTCGTAAGATTTACACCTGTTTAATTAAATCGGGTAAGTCGGGTATTTTCAAATCACCCGAATTAAAACCTATTGTTTTTATTGGCAAATGTTAATTATGTATGATTAAGTTGATTAAATCGGGTAAGTCGGGTATTCTAAACTCATTATGATAAGAATAGAAAGCGATAGTGCAAATCAAAGAGTGTTTATACAAGCCAAAGGAAGCAAAAAGGCAGTTCAGAATGGTATCCGCCGTGGATTTTATTTGCTAGGTAAGGAATTGGTTAAAACAGCTAAGCAAGGGATTATAAACCCTCCTAAAACAGGGCGTAATTACAACGGACATATAGCGTCCTCCGCAGGAGAGTATCCTGCTAATCAAAGACCCGCACGCAGGCGTAGGCTAGGATTAAGCACTGCTAACTCCGCAAGGCTAGCGTTTTCGCTTGGTTTTACAGTTCAGGGATATTTACTTATGCATTTCGGTAGTAAAGTCCCACATGGTAAGTATTTACAAGAAGGCACAAGTAATATGGAAGCCAGACCGTTTTTAACATTATCGGTAGACACAAACCAAAGAAACGCTATAAAAATATTTGAAAGTGAAATAGGAAAGAGGTTATAAAGTGCCAGAATGCAAAAACATAGTTAATCAATTAAAAGCGGTGTTGCCATATTACACGGATAAATTCCATGATACAGCAACCTTGACAAGTTTCTCAAGAGCTGGAAATACTATTACATTTCAAACAAACGCAACGACCCTATCAACAAACGATAGAGTGTTAATCAAAGATGTCTTAATGGCAAATGAGGCGACAATTACTATTGTTGGCAATACAGCTACCTGCACGACCGTAAATTATCACGACATGACGGAAAACTTCGGACAAAAAGCTATATTTACAGGAATTACAGAAAGTGGCTGGACTGGTAGTTTTGATATATTAACAGTGCCAACGCAAAATACATTTACTTTTGCCGTGCCAACTGGAATAGCGACACCAACGGGAACTTTTTATTTACTTGAAAACAGGGCTGGTTTTAATGGCTTCCAAACAATAACAAAAATAAGCACTGGAGTTTATAGTTTTGAATTAGATACAGATGATTTTGCTTTATTGCCTTCAAACGGAAATGTAGAATATGCAAGTTTGATATACAATCAAAGAATTGCGGGTGCTAGTATGGAAGCAAATATACTTAAATTCTATGGTGATTATCCGCAACAAAAAGAATGGGTATGGGTAGTATTAGGCGGTATTACAGCGAGTAAAAGCCGTGATAATGATAGCGACGCAACGGCAAAAATCAAGCCAAGCGGGCAGGATTACACGCAAGAATTACTATTGCCTTTTGATGTTTATGTATTCCTACCGCAACAAGACGACGCTATATCTGGTAGATACTCAAGGGATTTGATAGAAAGTGATATCAGAAAAGCATTATTTAAATCGTTGCTAGGCGTGGTTTTTGATAGTGGATTTGTAAATGGCGGGCTTGAAAATGGCGGTGAATACGGGGCTGTTTTTGTTAGTGATGAGCCTGTTAGCTTCCTTGGCTCGTTTTATAATCATAGATTTGGTTTTGAAATACCATTTACAATAACAAACGATATAAACAGTTCAGAAAACGGGGATATTGTAAAGCCTTCCGAAAGTTCAGCCTTTAGATTTTTTGAAATAAACTATCAAAATTCATTTGACGAAACCGTCAAAAATGACAAGGGAAAAATAGTTTAATCTTTTTGCTTGCGTTTTATTTTTTAAAAGATAGTGTTATTTATACAACATGACATTTTTGCAACACAATGAAAAAAATAAAGCTAAAAATAAACAAACCGTTTAGAAATCCAGTAAATAAAAAGCTCTTAGAAGCTGGAGAAATTATAGAAATAAACGCATGTAAAGACGGAGTTCCTTTGCATAAATATTTCAGAGATAGATTAAATGACGCAAGAAAGTTTGATAATTGTTGCGAAGTCGTTAGTGAAACCAAAAAGAAAGGTAAGGAATAATGTCTATTATATCAAAACCAAAAATTACAGTTAATAAAATACCACAAACCGTTGCGGTAGAAAATGAAGAGCAAAAAGTTCTATTTCTTGGGCAAATGATAACCACTGGAACTGCAACCGCCTCCGCTGGAGAATTAAACACCAGCATTGGAACGGCTAGCGAAGAGGACGGATTGTTTGACGCAAAATCTCAAATAGCGGGTATGATAAGAGCCTTCCGTGAAGTAAATAAAAAAACACGGGTTGACGCTATACCTTTGGCAGATAACGGGGCTACAAAAGCCACCGCAGTTGCTACATTTACAGGAACGGCAACGGAAGCGGGAACTCTCACTGTAATTGTCGGCTCACGGAAAAAACATAGTTATGAATTGGCTATTTCTAATACAGATACAGCAACCGCAGTTGGTGATTTGCTGGTATCTGCTATTACAGCCGATGGAGACGCACCTTTTACGGCTGTAAATGTAACTGGAACGGTTACAATCACTGCTTCAAATGCGGGAACGGAAGCGAATAGTTTCGGTATTGAATATTCTGGTGCAGTTGCTGGCATATCTCTTGCTTTAACAGGCTGGACAGGCGGTGCGACAAACCCTGTATTAACAAGTGTATTTGATGTAATAGGCACGGAAAGATACCAGCATATTGTTTATCCTTCAGGATATGGCTATGATTTCATGGAAGATTTCTTAGACGCTAGATGGAATGTAGATAACGATATTTTAGATGGACAAGCCTATACCTGCACAACCGATACTATTGCAAACTTGCGTGTTGCAGGGGCTTTATTAAACAGTAAATCCCTAACAGTAATAGCAGAAAAGACATACGATGAAACGAAGTATAAAGGCTCGCAAATGATGGAAGTTGACTATCAAAAAGCGGCGACTTTTGCTGGTATAGTTTCTTTGAGATTAACCAAAGACGCAAACCTAACACGGATTTTAACAGTTAAGGACGCTTCTAAAGATGTGTTCGGAGGCGTTGCATTGGCTAGCTTGCCTATTCATAATACGCTATTAAGCAATATGTCTTTGAATGATACTGCAAAGGGCTGGACTTCGGACGAAATGGCCGAGCTAAACGAGCTTGGATTTTCTGTAATAGGAAATAACCAAGCGAGAAATGCGGTTATTACTGCAACTGCAAAAACCATGTATAAAACCGATGTTGCAGGAAACCCAGACCCGATATTCGGCACATTAAACGCAGTTCAAACCTCATCTAATTCAGCGGAATATATATTTAATAATCTAAAATCAGATTTGGCACAAATTCGTTTGACGGAAGGGGCTACAGCACAAAACAGAGCGATTGCGGATAGTGGTTTTATTAAAAACCTTTTATTAAATTATTATGATGTTTTAAGCGACCCGAATGGAGATTATTTATTATTAAGAGCTGGCGATGTGGAACGGAAAAAATTTGCTAACAATTTAAACATTGAGATTTCTTTATTGGAAGGGAAAGTAACAGTTACAAATAAAGCAAATATAATATCACAATTAAGAGAATTTTTAATGACAACACAATATGGATATTCAGCGGAGTAGAGGTAAATCATGGCTAAGTCAATACAAGTAGTAGAAGTTAGAGTAAATAATGTGGTTACGCCAATCGCAGGCGAAACTGTAGAAATTATGTTAGGGCGTGGAGAAACTAACACCGAGGCGTATGTAGCGGGAAATAATAATATAGAAGTAGTTTCTGGATTAAACACTAGCACGCAAATCGGTGGCGTTAAGTTTGATATGCCACATATTGCAAGCACTGCAACTGAAGTTGATAGTTGGCACGAAGCAAGAGGTGAAAACTTGGTATTCGTAAGGGATATCAACGATGTAACCTATACGCTTGAGCAAGGCGTATTAGCAACGGATACTACATTGCCTTTTGCAAGCGATGGGAAAATATCTATAGAGTTCAAAGGCAAACCAATTAAAATAGCATAGGAGTAGATTATGACAATAGGCGAGAATTTTGTATATGAATTGAAGAAACCTTTTATTTTCGGAAATAAAGGCGTTGATGAGGAGGCTATAAACATTCATATAGAATGTCCGTGTTTAAATGTTGACCGCCAATTTACAGCAATAGAAAAAGAAGTATTAGATTGTTTTAAAAAAGCACAAGAAGCCAGTTCGGGAATTGATGTAGAAGCTCTTAGAAAAGAATTAGGCGAGAATAAAGAGCAAGTTGAAATGCAAGGAAAAGATGTCG